GGCGGCACCAACGCCGGTGGTGATGGCTCTTCTGGTGGTACAACCACAGCCTTCGGGTTCAGCGCAGCAGGCGGCGGCGGCGGCGGCGGTGGCAGCACGGCAAGCGCCCGGGCGGGCCTGGCCGGTGCCAGCGGCGGCGGCGGCGGCATCGGCGTCATCTCGGTGGTAGCGGTCGGCGGGGGCTCTGCCACCAACGGGAACATCGGCGGCAACGCGGTCTCCAACGGATCGGCGACTACTGCAGCTGCTGGCGGTGGCGGCGGCTACAGCAGCGCTGGCGGCAATGGCACCACGGCTGGCGGCGGCGGGAATGGCGGCAATGGCTACGACCTGGCGACCTGGCGAGGCGGGACGTCACTGTTCGTGGCGGCAGGCGGCGGTGGCAGCGGCCCTAACACCACCGGTTCGGGTGGCAGCGGTTCAGGCGGCAATGCCGGCGCCACCGGCGGCGGCGCTGGTTCTGCTGCCGCTGCACAGACAGGCTCTGGCGGCGGTGGCGGAACAGGCAGCAACGGCGGCGGCGGCGGTGTCGGCGGTGCTGGTTCCAATGGCCAGGTGGTGATCCGTTACCCCGGCGCTCAGATCGGCAGCGGTGGCACCGTCACCACCGCCACAATCGGCGGCACCCTCTACACCATCCACACCTTCACCGCAAACGGCACCTTCACCGCTTGAGCGGCGAAGGCCCATCCATTCGTCAGCATTAGAATCATCCCGACAGGAGGACTCTCCACCCATGACCACAACCTTTCTGCACGGCGTAGAGGTCCTCCAGATCGACACTGGAGCACGGCCGATCCAGACCGTTCGATCGTCCGTGATCGGCATCGTCGGCACTGCACCCGACGCGGACGCTGAGAAGTTTCCGATCAACACCCCGGTGCTGCTCACCCGTCGCTCCGAGATGGTGGGCCTCGGTGAAGCCGGCACCCTCTACTCCGCGCTGGATCTGATCTACGACCAGGCCGGCGCCGTGGTGGTCGTCATCCGTGTCACCGAGGGCGCCAACGAAGCGGCCTCGATCAACAACGTCCGCGGCGGCATCAACAACACCACCGGCGAGTACGAGGGCGTCCATGCCTTCCTGGCCTCTGAGAACGCCGTCGGCTTCGCGCCCCGCGTCCTGATCGCCCCGGGCTTCACCCATCAGCGCAGCACCAACGGCATCCTCTCGATCGCCGTCAACAACCAGGGTGCGGGCTACACCACCGCTCCGGCCGTGACCATCAGCGCCCCCGCATCGGGCGGCAAGCAGGCCACCGCCATCGCCGTCCTGGGCACTGGCGCCAATGCCGGCAAGGTCGTGTCGGTCACGATCACCGACCCCGGCTCGAACTACACCAGCTCCCCCACCGTCACCTTCGGTGCCCCCCCGTCCGGCGGAACGCAGGCGACGGCCGGCACCGTCAACCGCGGCGTGGTCCGCTCCGAAGTGCTGGCCGAAATGCTCGGCATTGCCCAGCGGCTCCGCGCGGTGATCATCGCCGACGGCCCCAACACCACCGATGCGGCGGTGATCCAGATTGCCGATGACTTCGGCTCCGATCGCATCTACGTGGTCGATCCCTGGGTGCTGCGCGATGGCGTCAGCGTCCCCGCCTCCCCCGCCGTCGCCGGCCTGATCAACAAGGTCGACAATGAGCGCGGCTTCTGGTGGTCCCCCTCGAACAACGAGATCAACGGGATCGAGGGCACGGCCCGCGCCATCGACTTCGCCCTCGGCGATTACAGCTCCCGCGCCAACCTGCTGAACGAGCTGAAGATCGCCACCATCGTCCGCGAACAGGGCTTCCGCCTCTGGGGCAACCGCACCCTGGCGATGGATCCGAAGTACGCCTTCCTGTCGGTGCGGCGCACGGCCGACATGATCAACGAGTCGATTCTCCGCGGCCACCTCTGGGCCGTCGACCGCTGCATCACCGCCACCTACCTGGAGGAGGTGCAGGAGTCGGTGCGCAGCTACCTGCGCGACCTCAAGGCTCGTGGCGCCATCCTGGGCGGTGACGTCTGGGTGGATCCCGAGCTCAACAGCCCGACCACCATCGCCAACGGTCAGGTGGTCTTCGACTTCGAGTTCACCCCGCCCTATCCGGCGGAGCGTGTGACCTTCCGGTCTCACCTGGTCAACTCCTACGTCGTCGACCTCTTCCGCTGATCTGCTCGCCTCTCAACCGCCAACCCTGCAGGACTGACCCATGGCCCAGATCCCACGCGTACTGAAGAACTTCAGCCTGTTCGTCGATGGCCGCGGCCTCGCCGGCAGCGTCTCCACCCTGACCCTGCCGAAGCTCACCACCAAGATGGAGGAGTATCGCGGCGGGGGCATGGATGTCCCGGTCGAGATCGACATGGGGATGGAGAAGCTGGAGACCAGCTTCGAGCTGTTCGAGTACGACCCGAACATGATGGCGCTCTACGGCCTGGCCGATGGCGCCGCCACGCAGCTCACTGCCCGCGGTGCGCTGCGGCGCGATGGTGAGGCTGCTGTCGCCATGATCGTCAACATGACGGGCGTGGTGAAGGAGCTGGATCACGGCGACTGGAAGTCCGGCGACCAGACCAGTGCGAAGTTTGCGGTGGCCCTCCGCTACCTGAAGATCACCATCGGCGGTCAGGTCGTCGCCGAGATCGACAAGGTGAACATGATCCGCCGCATCAACGGCGTGGATCAGCTGGAGACCATCCGCGCTGCAATTGGAGTCTGACCTGATGGACAAGCGACAGACGGCCAAGATCGAGCTCGACTTCCCCATCGAGATCAGCGGGGTTGAGGTGAAGCACTTCATCATGCGCCGGCCCAAGGTGCGTGATGAGGTGGCCTTCACCAAGCAGAAGGGCGACGATGCGGACAAGACGCTGCAGCTGATCGCCAACCTCTGCGAGGTGACACCCGAGGATCTGATGGAGCTCGACTCCAGCGACTTCGCCAAGCTCGAGGCGCAGTTCCAGGATTTCAAGGGGGCCAGGCCCTAGAGGCTGATCTGCGCCGGGGGGTGCTGATCCTCTCCCGGCGCACCAGCTGGAGCCTGGCCGAAATCCTCGACCTGGAGATGGACGACTTCTGGTCCTGGCTGGAGCACTCCCAGGTGCTTGAGAATGACATTGCCCAGCAGGTGACTGGATGACCGGCGGAATCAGCAAGATCACGGTCGAGATCGGCGGCAAGATCGCCGCCAGCCTGGGCCAGTCGCTGCGCGCGGCGCAGATGCAGGTGTCGACGTTCGGGCGGAACACCACCCGGACGATGAACGACGCGGCGGTGGCCGGCCGCAAGGGCTTCAAGTCGATGTTCGACAACGCCCTGTGGCAGCAGGCCACGATCGGAGCGACGGCGTTCGCCGGGGCCATCGGCCTGTCGGTGAAGGCGGCCATGGAGTTCGATAAGGCCATGGCGGACGTCCGCAAGGCCATCAACTTCAAGGAGGGCGAAGCGGGGCTGAAGCGGTTCGGCAACCAGCTGATCAAGCTTTCGACGGAGCTGCCGTACACGGCGGCGGAGCTGAGCAAGATTGCCGCCAGTGCCGGCTTCGCGGGCTACAAGGAGGACGAGATCATCCCCTTCACCAGGGCCGCGGCCCGGATGGGGGTGGCGTTCCAGATGACGGCTGAGGAAGCCGGAGACGCCATGGTGGCGCTGCGGGCGGCGATGGGTCTGACGCAGCCGCAAGTTGAGCATCTGGGCGATGCGATCAACTACCTGTCGGACCAGTTCCAGGGAACCGTCAATGCGGCGGACCTGACGGAGGTGACGCGGCGGGTCGGCGCGATCGGCAAGGCAGCGGGCCTCACGGCAGAGCAGGTCGCCGGAATGGGTGCGGCATTCCTGGCCAGCGGCACCCCGACGGAGGTGGCGGCCACCGGCCTGAAGAACTTCCTGAATGCGCTGACGAAGGGCGAGCAGGCGACCACCAACCAGCAGTATGCGCTGGCCACGCTGTTCGGCGGTGATGGCCTGGCCTCTGCGATCAAGACGGGCAAGGGGAAGGTGAAGAAGGCGGCGAAGGGCGCCGCGATGGACATCTCCCAGGAGATCGCCAAGGGGATGCAGGTCGACCCGGAAGGGACGATCAAGAGCGTCCTCGAGAAGATGGCCAAGCTGCCGAAGGAGCAGGCAGTGCCGATCGCCGGGGCCCTGTTCGGGGAGGAGAGCAAGGCGGCGATCATGCCGCTGCTGACGAACACGAAGCTGATCGGTCAGGCGTTCGATCTCATCCGCGACAAGCAGGCATTCGCCGGCTCGATGCAGAAGGAGTTCAACAACCAGATGGGCACGGCCAGCGCCCAGGCCCAGATCTTCCGCAATGGCATCAATGCCCTGGGGGTGAGCATCGGGGCGGCAATCCTGCCGAGCCTGAACGCGATCATGAAGGCGATCGGTCCGGTGCTGGTCGGCTTCGCCGAGTTCGCGCAGAACAACCAGTGGCTGGTGACCGGCATCGTGCTGGTCGGCGGTGCGCTGGCGGGCCTGGTGATCGCGTTGCCGATCATCGCCGGGGTGGTCTCCGCAGTCGGCACCATCGGTGCAGCGATCGCCGCGGCCATGCCGATCGTCGCGGGTCTTCAGACCGTCTTCATTGTGCTCGGCAGCACGATCGGAGCCGCCATGCTGCCGCTGCTCCCCTGGATCGCCCTCATCGCCGGCATCGGCGCGGCGATCTACGCGCTCATCAAATACTGGCCTCAGATCAGCGCCGCCGCAGGAAAGGCCTGGGCCGGCGTGCAATCTGCCGCTGCAGGCGCATGGGCCAGCATCGTCGCGCAATGGGGGCGCTTTACCGCCTGGGTCGGGGACGTCTGGAATGCAGGCCTGGCGATCATCCGCGCCTGGGGGCCCCGGGTGCTAGCGCTCATGTTCCCCATCCCTGCCCTGATCCTTGGGATCTTCGGGAAGCTGCCTGCCGGGGTCCAGGGGATCTTCGATCGCATCGTCTCCTTCATCCGCGAGACGCCAGGCAAGGTCGCGGACGTGGGCCGGCTGGTGATCGACGCGATCCTCAACGGCCTGAAGGCCCGGGCTGCGTCCCTCTTCGGCTGGGTCAGCTCCGCCTGGGATCGAATCAAGGGGATGGTCACCGGCGGGCCTGACGCGCCTGCCGAGCCCGCTGGCCCAGCCGCCAGTCCCACGCCCTCCCCCGGTCGCTCCGCCCCGGCACCGCAGCCACGCGCGCGCGGCGGGCGCGTCCGTGCAGGGATCCCCTACATGGTTGGTGAGCGCCGCCCCGAGCTGTTCGTGCCCGGCATGAATGGCGCCATCGTGCCCCGCATCGGGCGACCCGTCACCGCCGCGGCCATGGCTGCCCTGCTCGCGGCGCCCGCCCCTGCTGCTGCTGCTGCACCGGCCTCTCACTCGATCACAATCCACGCTCCCGTTACGATCCAAGGATCCACGGCCGGCGATCCGATGGAGGTGCGACGCCAGGTTCAGCTTGCCTTCGCCGAGATCCAGGGCGAGCTCGAGTCCACCTATCGGGTGCTGCTGAATGACTAGCCCCCTCTTCCAGCTGGGCGAGTTCCAGTTCGACCTCCCCAACGGCGTCCCGCAGACCCTCGATCGCGGGGCCGAGTACCGGTGGGAGGAACAGCCGCGGCTGCTGCGCGATCCCGCCTGGCAGTTCATCGGGCCCGGCAGCCAGCAGATCACCCTCGATGGTGTCCTGCTCCCGCAGTCGCGCATCGCCGGCCGCGTCGGCACCCTCGACTCGCTGCGCGAGCTGGCAGCAGCAGGCCAGCCGCTGATGTTCACCGCTGGCAACGGGAAGGTCTTCGGCCGCTGGGCGATCCGCAACATCCGCGAGGCGCAGTCGCTGTTCGTTGCCGGCGGCAGCCCGCGCAAGATCGACTTCACCGTCGAGCTGGTCCGCTACGGCGAGGACAACCCGGGCCAAGCAGCCAGCCCGCTGTCGATCGCCTTTGGCACCAGCCTCGGGGCATCCCTCACGTCAGGCATCCTCGGCACCTTCACCGCCGCCGGCAGCCCCTTCAGCGCCCTGGCCGGCCTGCCCACCACCCTCACGGCTGCGGCGACCGGCGGCGGTGAAGGTGCCGAGGA